TGCAGACTACTTTTATCAAATTCTCTATGACCTAATAGTCCCATTGTAATTTTTAGCCTACTATTGGTATTACTATCTTCAATAGTGGAATGTCTATTTCTTTAAACAGCCAGTCATGTTGTGAGGCGTCAAATTAAGATCCGTCCATGGAAACCAACAAGTAATCCTCTACCCGGGATACCGACTCTGATATTTTATCTGCCAATTGCTCCAAGTCCAACCCAGACACGAATTCATGATGTATAGCTTTAAGCAAACGTAAGTAATAATGGTTCACCACACCAAGATACAGGACTAGTGACTCTGGGGGGGATATTATGACACGACCACGGACGTTCTCTGTGAACTGTTGCTCGTACTTCTTAAGCTCCACGGTTAGTGTTCTTCTAATGTCGTTACTGGTGCTCATTTGCTCTTGAATTCGGAGGTATCGGGCTCTTTGTCTGGATGATTTCAATTATTCGATATATTCTCTTACTGATAAGGGTTCTAATATACAGGCTTACAACTCAACCTTCTTCTTAATCGTTTTCATTTTCTTCCTTAAGAACTTTACGTACTCGGCTTTAGCCCTGTCTTCAGGTACATTTTCATTGCCAAGCATTCTAGACATGATTGTGTCCAAGAGCATCGTATTATCAATCTTGGCATAATGTAACGTGACGTCATTATGTTACATGTCTAAGCCAGGATTGAAGATAGGTTGTGTTTCTTTCTTGTCGATTCTGTCTATGTTCTTCAGTTCGACTCTCAGTTCTTAGAGGGATATACATTGTCCCGACGTATTGTAATAGATTGGGTCCTCAATGTTCCCGTTAGGTTTTTCTTTGATTCTTCTTTAGTCATACTTTTTGAATAGATTGTTATCCTTAGGGTCCAACACTCTGTAATTATTCAATAGGTCGATTGAAGCACCAGCTACTTTCTTATCCCAGTCAAATCCTCCTTTTCCTCCGTCGCGCATGTTCTTTAGCTAGTAGATCAATGCTTCGTTAGTAGTGTGCTGCAAGCAGAATGTGAAGAAAGCTTCTCGATTTTGGACGCGACGTCTTTCCGTGCTCCTGGGCCTATAGATTCTGTATATCCACACAGGGAGATAACACGCATGTGCCACGTTTCCTTTTATCAGCTACCAAGTGTACGAAAAAGCTGTTGACATTATGTTTAGGTATTTCGATTGATAAACACTGCAAGCTTTCCAAACTGGAGCTAGTGTTGGTAACTTAACTTGCGTCAATCCGAGAACTCCTAATGCTAGCAATCCTATAGAGCACGCGTTTAACACCCCTTTCAAAACCTTATTAAGAGTAGTCCTGTTGGAGCGTATCCCGCACTGTTCTGTGATCTCACTATGGTGAACTCCGAAGTTGTAAGGGAGGTACAGCTTCCAATTAGACCTCCCTTGGTGTTTAATTACTTCTGGTAAGTCGTCTAACGTCTGCATTTACAAGAATCGCTTGTCTTCGTACCTGGTTGCGAGTTTGGTTAATAAGAATCCCAGCTCGGTGGATACATCGGCGAATGTGATCTCCGACACGATTGAAGGCCACAACACTTAGACTCGTTCCAGCATGTAGGAGTTAGAAAGCTTTAGATGTTTCAAATCTGTTGATATGTATGAGGCTGCGGCTTGTAAGCGGTTCTTCTTGTCTATGTTCTTAATTACGACAGCGTTCTTTATTGAATACTTAACCAAACATTCTCTAATCTGATCATCATGTTAGGGGAAATGCGACTTTGAACTGTATCCTCTAAAAGTCATTGAATAAGCTACTGTGTGTACTGCTGGACCTATCTGTACTGCTCTCTCTATTTGGATTGTTTTGTTTAGAATCGACACGTCTTTTGGATTGTAACCGTTTATGGGTAAATTTGGATGCTCGTAGTTGTTGTAATTTCCTTCCATATGTGAGTCGACTATCTATACGCCGTTTTCGAGACGAACAACGTAATTGCCGTCGTTCGAGTACAGCGTTCCATATTTCTCAGTTTGATATGTCGTGGTAATTTAAGGATAAGCATTAGAGACACACAAGATTGGTACGGTATCTTCTAGATTGTTTAAAAAGCTTTTGACACCATCGTAGTAGTGCGCGTCTATGCAAAGTACATGGGTTACAGGTCTCCTGGTTGATTTTATGTGTTCAGTAAAGTGTTCTACTACAGAAGGGGAGTCGTCAAGTGTAGACCCGAATGGGTCGGTCTTGGGGTCTTCAAAAATACACATGTCAGTCTTGTCGGATAGAACTTCGTTATATACCTCAACTGACACGTCATCGATTTGGATTTTCGTCCTTCCGTTCGTGCGGTATTCTGCATACTGCTCTGCTGTTAAGTGCTTAGCCAAATACTACGTGTCACTTCCTAACATCTCCGGTCTTACAGCAATCAATGTGAACTACTTGTGCGGCATGAAGTCTATGGTCTTCTAAAACTTAGAACCTATATCCATAACCACTGCACCTTCAGGAATTTTATAGAGCTAGTCGATTGTCATGACGTCTGTTACGAGGCGTTCGAATGGGTGTTCATAAGGCTTCAAGCTGAATCTAAACACACTAGAATTGGCTAAAGGGGACAAGGGCAGACGTCCTTCACGCAAAGCGGTTTGGATCAGTTCATTAGAACGGGGGGGCACTTTAAACAACCTCGCAAAAGTTAGCCATTGTTCATCGTGAATATGGGGGATGAAATGTTTAAAGTCAAAGCTGTTCTTTTCAAGCGTTCTAGGCCTCGTTAGCATGTCTATGACTTCTATCCGATCAATGATGGGTTGTTTGGTCTCTATTTCGTAATTCTCGTGCGTCGTGTTAACTTTCTGTAGAAATCTCATTACAAATGCGGAGGCCTTCTTCATCTTTGGGTTCTTTTCAGCTTTTGCTGCGAATAATTTAGTGAGTTCGTTTTAACCTGGACTTGGCTTCTCCTGTATGATCATCTTCTTATCTTGTTCCACAATTAATTTGGGTACGTTTTCGGGGCTTGGCTTGTCTTCCACTGTTTAGTCGAATGTAACTTTAGCGGTTGGGTACTACTAACAGAGCGCGATCGTAGTGTACGCGACTTTGTCAACAGGTCCATTCAACATAAAACCATTTGGTTTCAAGCCCAGGTTACGGTCGGCCCATTTTATTGAGTGGATTCTTGATGAAACGGCTTTGCTGTCTGACAACTCTAAGGGGATTATGATCTCGTCCTTTTTCTTCCATACCAGCTCTGATGGGTGTGAGCCTATTCCTAAAAGAATAACGACGTGAACATATTCGATTCCAGATGTGATAAATTAAACATTCAGTTGACCGGGCCACCATGTATATCCTGATTGATTAATAGGTAATCCTCTGTACACTGTTCGCACTGTGTCCAATTTTGGGACTTTGCCATCTTTGCCTTTGGTAATCATTTCGGTTAGAGCTGGGTAAAAATCTGCGTCTCCTCTTCCATCAGTATACGTTTTATGTATCTGTTCCAACCAAATTTAGTCTAACATGCACGCGATAGTTTTGATCTAGTCATCCTATCCATGGTTTTCCCAGGAATCGAGCGCTCTCTAGATGGCTATGCCTTCGTTTGTCGATAGCCATAATAATGGAAAGAAAGCGCACCAACTGTGTCCTAAGTGTGTTTATATAGCTATCACCTGTTAGGCCTCAGAAGAGTCACCACCTGGATAAACTCCGGCAATGTAGATAGGGTCTTGCTTATTACAACTTGTAACGGCATTGTAACTGAGGTCTGTCTTGGCGTTGAAGTAGGTGGTACTAAACGTTCCATTATACTCCATTGCATTGGCATATGGTTAATTCTTTGGCATTGTGTACACTGGCAAAGTGCCCATAGTCAAAGTACCATTTTACATTCCCGATTTTTAATTGCTTGCTAGCCCCCTTTGCTGCGACCGCTTATGCTCCGGTTAGGGTTGTCGTGTTTGTGCCTACGATTTGTAGTGTCTAGGTCCTGGTTTGCTCTACTTTCGATTATAATTATTAGGTTAATACTAATTTTTATTTTATTATTATTTCATTAGTT